AAAGTTTATCTTTGATTTCACCCTCATAGTCCTGATTGGTGACATCCATAGCAATGGACTTTTCAAAGAATAAGGAAACTACTTTTTGTGAGAATCCTTCTGCAAGATTTGTAGCGTATGTTGACATAAATTATTTCACCTCCTATCTTTTTAATTTATTCAACCGTTCTTGCAGTGAAGTGTTTGGTTCTTAACTTGAATATCCTACATACTAAGGGCATTGTCAAGTCCTTATATCTTTACCTTTATCTTACCGGCTCTAACCAACCTCATATATTCCAACGGTTTAGTTACTCTTAATGCCCGGACATCTTCAGCACTCATCCCTTCATCTACCGGTGGAGTTGCACTTACTCCGCCCCCGGCGTGAAAAAGTGACCTCTTTTTATCAACCGGCGGATTTTCATATAAGAAAACTTTAGCCAAATCTTCCATTGGCAATCCTTTTCTGGTTGGTCTGGTGGCAAACCTTTTAAATTCTTCCTCCCGGCCAACTATATCCGGAAACAAATCCACCATTTCTTCAGCAACAAAAGTTTCCACCTTTTCCTGCCACTTGCGGTCATTATTGAATTGGTTGGCGTTGTTTTTTAATTCCTGAACCTCTTGTGCCAGTTCTTCTGATTTTCTAAGGGCTTTTTGCTCCCCGACACTTAAATCATCCCAATCCGGATACTTTCCTCTTAAAAGGTCGTCAGTAATGTCCACTTTCTTATTCTTTTCTTCCTCAACTTTATCCAATTGGGCTTTTAATATCAAAGCTTCTTTCTGCGATTCTTTGAATTTGATTTCGTAATCAATCTTTGGTGGTTCTGGTGCAGAAGGTTCAGGTAGAATCTCCGGAGGAGTTTCTGGTTCTAACTTTTCTTCAATTTCCTCTATCTTTTCTTCAACAACAGTTTCTTCTTCCTCTTTGGATTCTTCCAGTTTCTCTAAATCTACTTGGGGTTTGTCTTGAATACCGATTGCTTTATGTTTCATATTATCGTTCCTCTGTTAGAGGAGTTTGATTATAAATAATAACTTCTATTTTTTCTTGAATCCTAAATTCTTTAACTTTTCATCTAAATTAACACTCTTTTTAAGTTCATCAAGACTTGGTTTTTCCGATTCTACTTTTGGTTCTTCTTGTTTTTCCTTCGGCACTTCCTCCATCAATTTTTCCCTGACCCTTTGGGCATCTACCGGTTTATCCAAAACCTCACTCAAAGTTTCTTTTTCTCCAGAAGTAAGATAATCAAATCTTGCCTTTAAAAAAGCCCTTTGGTAATCATCTAATTCCTCTGGTGACTTATCAAGTAAATCCGTCAGGTATTTTCGGGTTTCTTCGTCTAATGTTTTTTTATCAATCATTTTTTGTATTTTGAGTAAAGTCTTTTCTTGGCTTTAACTCCTAATTTTTTAATAATCTTTTTAACTTTTTTGTAGGTTGTCTTTTCCGTTGCCTTCGGATGGTTCTTATGATACTCCTCGTGAACAATACTATCCAAAATTTCCCCGGATTTCTTATTCTTTTTCTTTGACTTGTTAATCCGGATAACCCTCTTAGTCAAATCAATATCACCGTGACCGTTCATCCGGTTATCAACCACTCTTTTCCAGCCTTTCATCTTTCTTTGTAAAATGATTCCAATACTTCCCTTGCCCGGTCAGGAGCAAAAAGGAATTGTTCTAACATTAAAAGATTCTTTAATCTGGCTTTAAGATTGATACTTTCGGGAGTTGCTTCCAAAGCATCAACCAAAAGTCTTTCCACCAGAGTAATCATACTCCGGACAAACTTTTTGGTATCCTCAACCGTAACCGGTTTGCCTTCAATAACCTTTAAATGTTCTTTGTAGGTTTCCCTCTCGGCACTTGATAGTTCTTCATAACCGCCGAATTTTTCAACTAAGTTATCTAACGCATTTGTCATTTCTTTTTCCCTTTCTTTCTTCTGGCCGCCGCCATTGCAATCGCAATAATTTGTTTTCTGCTTCTAAGTTTGCCATTTGCCCCTCTCGCCTTACCGGTTTTCTTATTATCCCGATAAAGTTCTTTGATATTTAAACTGACATTTCTACCTAACGGCATTTTCCTCCTTTTTTGTTTTTATGAAAGGTTGCTAATGTTCTTGCCAGTCTTGCCCTTCTGCCAATTAAACCCTTTTTCTTGGCGGCGGCACTTAATTTACCTTTTGGAATCTTAGTCCCTTTCTTAACCCCCAAAGACCTTCTTAATGCTCCGGGTTTTTTAATTGCTCCTGCTATCCAAAACTTTTTAGTTGCCATATTTATTCATCTCCTTTCATTGTATTAAATTATTTGGTTGTTTAGGCGTTTGTTGACTTACAGGCACATTTGGCACAGTAGTTGATGTAGTGCTAAGCGGATTTACCGGCATACCTCCGGGCATACCGGTTAATGCGGTCATCCCCAACCGCTTATCCTCATCAATTATCTTCTTAACCTCATCCGAATTAAGGTCGCCAATATCTAAGAGTTTCTTTTTAATAATATCGTTTAAAGTGGCATTGTTCGGCATAAAGTTTTTAATCGCTGTCAACTTCTGAATCTGCTCTAAATCCCTTTCGGTTTTATCTTTCTTGGCAATTACCTCAACATCATAACCGGAAGCACTCCTCCAACTGGCCGGAGAGATTGTCTTGCCAAAGGAAGTTCCTTTATCCCCTCTTTTAAAAACCTTAACCGTCTGAATGTCATTACCCATTGCTTCTAAAAGTTTGACATATTTTCTGCCGATATTGAGCCAAACATTCCTATAAAACAAAGTCATAGACTGAATCCTCTGAAGTGCATTTCCTGCCAGTATTTCTACTTCACCAAGCGTAATTCTCTTAGTTTCCGGAACACCTTGAGTGATAGAAGTGGCGGCAGATGCTTTTTCCGCCAATTGAACTACAAAATTGATTTCTTCTAAGTTTCCGGTTAATTGGGGTATCTCAACGGACTTAATTAACTCATTTGGGTTGCCGGGGATTGGATACCAACCCCACGCTTTCGGTTCAAAGGTTTGAGGAATAAAAGCCCCATCTTCACCGCCGTAAGCGGAATTGTAGTAATTCATACCGAAGTTTCTCATTGTCCGGTTCTCTACCGTCTGACTAAACCAAGAATTAGCAATCTTATTAGGTATCCTGACCGAATCAGCCACCGCATCACACCAGAAATCCCGGTTTTCCACATCCTCACCCCAAGATTCAAACGGATAGTGGTATCTCCAGAAATGGTCAGGACATTTGTTATTAGGGTCAATGGTATGCTCTAAAGTATCGGCAAATAAAATCAGTCTGGTTTCTTTTCCTTCAACCGGAATTGCCCCTGACAGTGTGAAAATAATTTCTTCTTCTTCAATTTCCGGATTATAAATCTTGGTAAAGCCTTCCTGCATCTGCACAAAGGTTTGACCAACTCTCGGATTGTCAACATAAGTATCGCCAAGTTCTGACATTGCTTCATTCTTTTCCATCAGTTTATTAGCGGTGTCCGAAGCCTTAACCAATCCCTGTTCGGTAGCAAAGAACTCCTCAAACTTTCTCACAACCGTCTGGTCATATTCCGGATTGGTTTTTAAATCAGAAAGAGTTTCAAAGATATTGTCCTGAATGACATATCTGGCGGTGTCAATATCAGTCGGGTCAACAAACCGGTCTATCCGCATATCATTTGGGTCAATAATGTGAAAACGGACTTTTCCGCCCATTACATTCAACTTTTCAAAACTCCTGCCGAAAATCATTACCTGTTTCTTGTCAACCACATCTTTTAATTCCAAATGGTTCTCCTTTTTAACCACTTCAGACCAATACTGATTGTAATAAATTTCTTTTTGGTCATCATTATCCAAATTGACAAAGACCAAATCAATGAAGTCATCAATCTTTGAAAGAATTGTTTTGATGATTTGTTTCATCAGGGGAACATTAACGGATTGTCTTTGAGTGAGGCGGTTAATAATTACTTTGTCCCGGTAGAGTTCGTAGTTGTCTTTCCAGTCAGGATGTCGTCTTTTCTGAAATTCCCATCCATCCTCATTATTGCGGTTAAGAATAAACTCCAATTTGTCAAGACTAATGATTTTATCGCTTAACATAAGTTTAATATAACACTTTTAAGCAAATTCACCAAAGTATTTCTTTTCTGCCTCTTTTCGGGCATTGACAGCATCTTCAAAATTAAGGAAACTTTTATAAACAACTTTCTTTTTTCCAAAAGACAATTGTGTTACCCACCTTTTATTTGTTTTGTGAAAATTTACTCCGGTTATTCCTGTTGTGCTGTTTTTGGACACTAAGTGATTTAGTTTATTTTGTGCATCAGATACAATGCGTAAATTTATTTTGCGGTTATCTAATTTATCACCGTTGATATGGTCAATTTCTTTATCTATTGGTGCATTAAGAATTAGCCGAGAAAGAGTTATGGTTTTTTGTAGTTTTCCCCTTTTGTATGAAGTTCTACGAACATAACCATAATTGTTCAAATTCCAACTCCACTGATTAAGAAAAAGAAAGTCCTCATCATCTACAACTGTCTGTTTTCCCTTTGGAAGATTTATGTATTTCATAATTTGGATTATAGCGGATATGGTAATACCCCACCTGCTCCTAACTCCGGTGGAGGAGGTATGTATCTCTTAGGCTTTTCCAAATCAAAGTATAAACGCATCATTAGACAGTCGGCTAAATCCGGGCTTCTTCCCAAGTTTTCTTTGACTTCCTCTTTGGAAATAATCTGCAAAGTAGAAACATCATCAGTAATTTTTCTTCTAATCTGACCGAGTTCTTCAACCAACTGGTCTTTTTCTGTTTCCGTGAGGGTAGCGGAAACTGTAATCTTATGGTTATTGACCTTATCGGCCAACATATAAGAGCATTGGGTCTTTAAATTCCGGTAGTTATCCTTCTTTTCTCCCTGCGGCTTGGACTTATCCTCAAGTTTAATCGGGGAACTGTTGTTGACAAAGCCCTTCACTCCCCGGAGGTTATCCACAAT